AACAAGTCCTCCCAAGGTATAGGCATACCGTTGTGACAGCAGTCGGCATAGAAGCGGTTGAAGATGAAACCATCCTTCTGGTCTGTATCATCAACCATATCTTTCACATACTGCGCCATTTGTTGCTCGTCCTTTATTGACTTGCCCCAGAAGTCTGCCCTGCACATATTCGCCACATATACATGGTCGTAGCCGACGAGGTTTTCAAGCTGCAAGCCATTCGTTTGCAACATCTCCTCGACCTTCTCTTTTGACAGCATCTCCAAACGTTCCTCCTTGCCCGTAGTTGGACTAATCATTCGCATTTGCTTGACAGCCCATTCACACATCTTCTTGTTGAAGTGATAGCCGTTGTATCTTAGATATGCTATCATTCCTTCGGGCTTCAAGTCGTACACATCCAAAGGCATCTTACATCTTCCCATAATATTTAGGTTTTAAAGGACTGGCAGGGAAGCGAACCTCCCCACCAGTCGGGTTAATTACTTAGTAGCGTCTGCGACCACGATAACCGCCACGTCGTTCTCCGTAACGACCATCGTCATCATCATCGTACATATCGCGCTCATAGCGTTCGCTCTCGCGTCGCCAGTCGTCGCGGTAGTCGGGCATAGGTGAACGCTCACCGTATCGACCTTCGCCACGCTGCAAGCTGTCAAGACACGCCATTGCCTTGCCGCCATAGCGCAAGCATTTCTCCACGTTCTCGACAAGCTCACCCATCTTGTTCTCTGTGATTTCTATCATATACATAGCTCTTGCATTTTAGTTATTGCTATTTGACTTTTTCAGTGCCTTTTGCAGCATACTCTCAATGTTTGATAGAGTACCCTCCATGCCGCAGACCTTGCTTTCGAGCTGAGATATTTTCTGCTCCTGCTCCTTGTCCTTGGCAATCTGAGGGTTGAGAACACACATTATCTTCTCGCAGTTACATACCACTTTCTCGTGATAGTCCTTGCTTGCAAGCACCTCCTGCGAGTGTCGTAACATCGCTTCCACTTCGGCAATCATCGCTTCGCGACTCTCGCTGACTACGACATCGCCCGAGTTGGCAATCTGTCCGTTCGAGGGCAGCTGCTTGAACTCCGCTTCGCCGTCGGACAGCTTTACCTTCACATCGACAACCGTTTCCATAGGTTGCGCTGAAAACTGCCCTGGTTGGTAGGTTGGAAACTTCGGCTGCGGATTACTTACGCTTACCACCTGTCCGATTTTCAATGTCGGCTCCTCACCTTTCTCAAGCACATAGAATATGCTGTTTGTTCTTAGTCCACTGAACATAATACAATTCGCAATTTAGTTATTAAACGATACCCGTCATTAACTGAAGGGTGTTAGTATCTCTCTCGAACCAGAGCTGATATACGCCAGTTCCGGCTACGTCGGCAACCGTAAGAGCCGCACCTCCGAACTTGGTGACAGCCTGCGTTACGCCGTTGGTCTCAAAGAGTATCGGCAGCGTGGTCGTTGTGCCCGTCGGTATTGCCTGTCGCAGATTTACGAATACCGTACCTCTGTAATTGGCATTCAAGAAGGCATGGTTCCTGAATGAGAATACCACACCGCTTGTGCCTACCGACACACCGGTAGAACCGATAGCCGCCGACCCTCTTCTATTGACCCATGAAAAAGGATAACCCCAAATCATAGTCGTTCCTCCAGTTAGATGGTTAGCCCCAAAAGCCGTTAGCTCCGTTGACTCCGTAAAGTCCGTATTGTGCTGCTACGCAGTTTGGGACAGCAACGAACGGCTGGTAAGGTACAGTCGCCGTCTCGGGCATCTTACACTTGATACCTGCAACCTCCTGCTGCAAACCTGCCAACACCGCATTGATAGGAGCGACCGCCTGACCTACAATCTGACTTGTCATAGCCGACGACTTGAACGTTGAGTTCTCCTCGCGCAGAGCGTCAATCTTGTTCTGCATTTCACGCATTTCGGCTTGCTTCTGACCGTTGACGATAGTCTGCGTGCTGTCCTTGATGGCGTTATGCAAGTCGCAGGTCTGTCTCTGTGTCTCAAAGGCAAGACTTGAGAAACCGCGTTCCTGATTTGTCGCAACGCCGTTGATGGCGTTCTGCAAGGTGTTGGTCTGCTGGCATGTGGCAAGTCTGTTCTCGCAGCAACAAGAAGCGAGCTGCTGTGCAATCTGCATATTGCCTTGCTGGAGAGCGTTGATAACTTGCATACCGCTCATGCCGACCTGATTGCCCACACCCTGAACCTGCGAGGTAAGAGCCGAGATAGCTGCCTGTATCTGACCTTCGGTACAGTTAAGCTGTGTAGCAAGGTTGCTTAGAGCATTTCTGTTTCCACCGATGGCATCCATGAGGAGCGAGCGACCGTAGTCGTTGTTGATTTCATTGGCAATACCGCCTGCGCGACCATTGCCGAAACCACCCCAACCATTACCGCCCCAACCCATGAGGAAGAATAGGAAAATTACCCACATGAAGCCGTCGCCCCAACCATTGCCGTTCTTGTTCATGGCAAGGAGAAGATTAGGGTCAAGACCTCTCTGTTGAAGCAGAGGAGCGAGCAAACTCATCATGCCACCCTGTCCGCTACCTTCATTGCCGAATACATAAGTTTTTGACTCAGACATAATACAATCTTTTTTTAAAATTTTACCTTAGTTGACTAAACACTATTGTAACGTTACACCGCAAAGTTAGCGAGTTGTGACGGATAATGCCATAACACGCTCAAAGATTTTGTATTACGCTGATAATCAGGTATATAAGGTGATAGTCGGTACTATCACATAGCAAACCATTCTTTCCAGTGTTTAAAGAATTGGAAAGAAATGGAAACAAAAAAAGAGAAGCCTCTTTACTTGCCTCTCTTGTGTTTTAAAAAGTGAAGGATGTCCCACTTCTTCCAGTATCGTGTGTGTCCGCGCTTCTTGCACTCGCCGTTCGGTATTTCTCCTCGCTTAACCATTCTATTGAGTGTTGCATCGCTAACGCAAAGTCTGTCCTTTACTTCCTCTGCGCTCATCATCGGGTTGAGCATATTCGGGAGTATGTCCTGGCAAAGTGTTTCTATATCGTCGTCACTCATACCGCAAGCCGTTACTTTCTCGCCGTTGCGCTGCTGCTCGTCTGCCTGAAAGCACGAATTGGCGAGTGATTGCAACAGTGTACCAAGCATTTTATAGCCGAAAATCTTTCTCATGGCATTTCTTTTTAACTGAACATTCTTTTGCCGAGCTTTGATTTACAGCAAAACCAGTCGACAGCTCCGTAGACATACAGCAACAACGTGAACGCCATGATTGCAAAGTGCGCCATTACCATCTCGTTAGTCGTGTACCAACTCCAATATACAAGATGTATGGAGTTGACACCGAAGTAGTAGAAGAACGGTATGCGATACTTCCAACATAGCCAAAAGAAGCGCGACGCAAGAATAAGAACCATCGGCAGTATATAGACCATGATGTATATAAATGTGTAGCACGCCCAATTTGCACTGTGTACGGCAAACATCTCCTTTGGATTGCGGCTAAAGTCAAACACGCCGTACATGTGCGTTAGCATTATGAAAAACGGAACCCACTTGCAGAACCAACGGAAGAACCGTAGTATTCTGCGTGAATACTGATTGCCGGACTCAGCCAGCAAAGACATAATCTCCGATATGTCCTTACCCTTCACAAGAGCAAGAAACATCCTTTTATCATCTTCGTTCATAGTGATTTTTTGGGGTTTAACGTAACGTTTATTAGTTTTTGCAATGCAAGTTAGTCATTTATCTTCAAAGTTGTATGCGCTGTTATTTATATTTATATTTATTTAAACACCGCAAAAACCGCAAGTCTTTAGCTTGTGGGTAGTTCACTTAAACTCCTTGCCTATCCATCACGGACGGGCAAGGCTCCTAAAAACAATTTACCTTAAACTAAAAACTAATAACTAACCAATCTACATATTATCTCTTTCTGTGTATCAGCCAAAGCAGTAGCGAGATTAAACATAGTACCACCGCTCCGACCGCTATCTTGCCTGCGAACATCTGCGTCCGCTCCCACCATGTCGCCTTACGCTCAACTGGCACCGGCACTGGAATAGAGTCCGCTCGCAGGATAGACTTGTATATCGTGTCCGTCTTCACGCTCACTCTATCACGCCATTTGTACACATTCTTTGTCTTATATATCGTATCTCCTATCATGTAGCTCTCGACATATATAGAGTCATGTACGCGGAACGTATCGGCTATGTAGTTGGTCTTGTACAGCGTGTCCGTCTTGTTAATCACTCGCTCCAACACAACAGGCTTCGGAGTTGTGCAGCTCGTTACCACAAGCAGGAGCAGATGCAGCATAGAGCCGACGATGATAGTGAAGCCGTAGCGACAAATGTCATCCCACTCAATACCCGGTAGCTTATAACGCTTCCATTGATAAACCTCACGCAGCACCATTACTGGCAGTGCAAGAACGCCTACGAATATAGACGCAATAAACCATCCGATAGCACCTTGTCGGTTTCGCTTATCCTCGTCGTAGCCTTCATCGACTACACCGAGCTTGTCTGCCTTGTAGAAAATAAAGAGCGTTGTCGCTCCCAATATGATGCAGTTCAGTAGCATCAGAATTTCTCTTATATTCATATTCGTTAATTTTTATTGTTATCCACTGCATCCTCCACCGCTTCGCCGATGTCCTTATTCTTGCTCTTAATGAGCGAGATAATAAACCGCTTGATGGAGAATGTATTCTTGATGCCGTGCAATGCGCATACGTGTCCTACGATGCTGTCAATCTCCCAGATGCAGCCGAAGCCCAAACCGATAGCCGCTGTTGTGACGTGGTTAGCCCAGCCGAGTGGTTCGAAGATAGCCAAACCGAGCACCGATCCGAGTATGAGATACGTAACGTAGTCTACCGCCTTATTGCACGTTCTGCGCCCAGCTCGCGAAAAACGGAAGTGCTCATGCTTTTTTAGACTCTCCGAAACGCCGAACCAAAAATCGGCGACGATAAGTACGACGATAAGTACGAGCATCCAGCGCAAATCGAACAATGCGGTAAGTGCTTCCGTGCCAATGGTGCCGACCACGAAAGCCTTTCCTGTACTTGTAGTGATATTTCCTGCCATCTCCATTGTGTTTACTCGATTGTTATCCAAATCTGTTCTCCTCTCTTGTCAGCAATCGCCAGTCTAAGATAAAGCCTATTGAACGTTGCCTTTGAGTTCAGCACCTTGCCCCTCTCCTTATTCTCGCCGACGAGGATGCAGCCCTCCGTGTCCTTCGCGGTGTTGCCGCAGTGTATCAGCACGCCTTGGTAGCCAGGCGTATTGCACAACCTTGGCAGTCTGCCCTTGCAAAACTGGTACTGCGCCCGACCTCCGAAGCGTGGCGATACCGTCTTCATATCTACGAGGTATCTGCCTGTAGGTATGGCGGTTTCGCCCTTAATCTTCACTCCGCATATCTGCGCAACCGACATATTAGATGTCAGTCCTCTGTCCTTGTCTTCAAGAGTGTCGCAGACATACTCGCCGTCGACGTACATCTTACCTATTGTGTACGTCTCCTTTTTTGCTATTCGTCTTACTTTTACTTCCATGTTATTTGATTTTTTTTTTGTTAATTAAAGTTATAAAATCACTTTTTATCTCTGTTTCTTACCAACTACCCTTACAAGTATTATAGAAATGTAGTAATTTTGTGAGTGACGAGGAGCCACCGACCAGTAAGATAGCTCGGTTAAATACTGATGTGTTACTTGCACGTTTAGTGGAGCCTCGTTATTTTGTTTCTCTTTATGTTTACGGCGTATGTTTGCATATAACAACTTTTCTTTTCATTTTGGTGTTTAACCAAAATATGACAGATGCCCGACTTTATATATTTACGTCTCATTTTTTTTACTCTTTTACGCCCACCTTCTTTTAACAGTTTGGTGTTGCACCACGTGTATTTGTAAGTGTATATCGCTTGCTGGTGGGAGAATTCATTTAAAAAGCCGCGTTAAAACCGAGACCTTGTGGCAGACGTTTATTTACCACCATGCCATTCTCGAATTTTCTGTAAGGGCTTACGGTATCAAAAGAACTTGGAATGCCAGTCCAATCCAATGTAACCACATAAACACCGTCATCCATAAGTGTGACGTTTTTTACAAACCAGGCACCAGGCTGCAGACTAAAAAGACATAGAGACACTCTATAACAAGTAAACTCGTTGGTGGCTTTAGTGATTTCTATCTCACCATTTCTACCAAATAAAACATCATAGAGGTGAGTTCTAATAGGTTCACTAAAAGACTCAATGGGAGAACCTGCATCAGTAATTAATTTTACCTTAATACTATCTCCTTTCTTTGCCAGAAGACTTCGTTTTTTATTGCCAACCAATAAGGAAATCATTTTATCATTGCTGGGCACAATATACCTTACCCTGTCAGATGATGATAAGGTCAGCAATGAGCATTTTATCGCCCTACCAACTACATATTCTATCTTTGGTTTGCTCTTTTTGACACTCGGGGTTGCTCGCGCGGATATAGGAGGAAGGACAACAAGCGCAGTATCTACAGCAAAGCCCTCAATCTTCACATCCATGCAGCCTTTGTTGGCATTATCTCCGTTGCCGTCCTCGATGTTGGTGTCGCCATTGGCTGTGTTGTCCTCAAATACTGTATCGCTGCTTGCGTTATTGTCCACGATGGCGAACTGCTCATACTCGTAGCTTCGCCAGTTGGAACCCTCCGATACGCCCGTCACCTCCAAGGCGTAAGTGCCTAACGATAGTGTTGTGCCGTCAACGTCAGCCAAAAGCACATCATTAGACTCCTTGTCGATAGTGTAGGGGAGTGCGGTACGCTTGTACTTGCTAACGATGTGCACCGCGATGTCGGTGCAATCAGTCAACGGGAACGATACCTGTTCACCATTGACTATCTTCTTTACTGGTATGCGCAACGTAAAATCGTTGCCTCTTACTATTTTCTTCATATCTTGTTCTTTTAATTATCCATAAATGTAACCATCCCATACTATTGTAAAACTATTGCCCCAATATACACTGGTATCAGTTTTCGTATGAAGGGTGCACTTCAATATTGCGCTTCTTCCGATGCTAAGATTGCCTGAGACGAGAACGTTACTCGGAGAGTCTACACCCTGGTTATTAATGGTGCCACCGCCAATAAATTTGATTGTGGTTTTTGTATTGTTTATTACAATGAAAGTTTGGTCTAAATATGGTGCGGCTTCCCACGCGCCCTTGCTATGTAAAGACGTTCCCTGACTGCGGTTGTAGTATGGTAGAACAATTACAGGTTCGTTGTTATTAAACACAGTATTAAAATCGCCCTCAAACCTAACAAAAGAACCTGCGCTGGCAAAATCGAATACAATGTAGCCAAGTTGAGCGGAAGGTATAGTGTACCGCGCGATATTGTCAGGTGTAATGACCGTCAACTTCTTCGCAATAAAGCCCCCAAACAGACCTGCGCCAACCTCCAGCACACCTTTCTCGTTCACGCTCGCGGTTGTCTCGCCGCTATTGTTGCGAATCTCGAACTTGTCAGCCGTTGCCGTTATCTTGCCATTTTCGATGTCTAAGCCAGTGCGCAGTAGCTTTGCGGCAATACCACTGTCTTCGATAAAACCACTCTTGCCCTCTATCCAATCGGTAGGCGTTGCACCGACCTCCAACTTCGGCATTGTCACCCACGCCTTACTGCCTTGCAGACAACGGATAAGGACGTAGTTAGGTATGCCGGTGCCCTCTGACCGCCAGTGCACCCAATAACGCTTCCACTCGTCAGTAAGAGGTAAGCGTCGTCCTCCATCGGCGTTCTGTGTCGTTGTATCGTGCTCGCTGTCTTCGGCGAATATGCTTAGATTGGAGCCACTCCACATGTATGCGTCGATGTTGCCACTACCTTTTGCCATAAAGGAGAGTATGTAGTCCTCATCTTTTTTGATGATGGTGTTCACGCTCCACTGCGCCATCTCGATGTACTTAGATGCTCCGTCAGCATAAATAACGGAGCAGCCATTATTGTACGACTCGTTAGTGACTATCGAGGCATCCAAACGCATCAGATTGCCGGCTTTGGTGAACGTGCGCGTGTTGTCGAGGAGATTGCCGCCGATGTAGTTGTAATCATTGGGCGAAGCACTCCAACATACAAAATCCTTTGCCGTGCCCTCAATGAGTATAGGGTGTGCGATATACGCCTGCTGACTTGCAGTAGATGCGTTAGCCTTTAGACACGCCACGGAAATCCACTCATAAGGAGCGTTCGCTGCAACGGTAAACGTCTTCTGATACAGATACCAGCCGTTGCTTGGCGTTATCGTTACTCCGCCTAAATTCGCACTGCCGTTAGGACCGGTATATCCACTTGGTCGCGACGTGTCGGTTGCCGAGCTGTGCCATATCGCCTCGCCCACAATTTCTACTTTGGCTGACTTCGTGCGAGCCCAAAACGCCAGTGTGTACGTTTTGCCCTTGGCGACATGTATGTTGCGAGAGTTTGCAGCTCCACCCCATTGCGCACCGCCTGCCTTGGCATCGGGCGCGAATATCACATTAGCACCCTCATGCGCCGACGTGCGATATATCTTAGAGCGTAGAAGAAAGAAACCCTCGCCTTGCTTGCGGAACAACGAGCCGACGAGCAGGTTACGTCGCTCGGCAAGAGTGTAGCCTACCTTCATCGCGATATTGGTTGCCGTCTGTGTTATCTCCGAACTGACCGACTCTATCTGCTTGGTTACATCCGTCTTTGTCGGATAATACTTCCCCACCGTTAAGAGTATTTGATCTGGCATCTGCTTTATATCTGATCTCATCTGCGTTATCTGTCCGTCAAGCTCTTTTTTGTTTCTGTCGACCGTTGCACTGAGTCCATCCACGGACATCACAAGCTCCGCAAACGACTGCGTGCTTTCTATCTCGCCATTAGCCTTGCGCGTAACGAACCTAAACTTATCGGCTATGGCGAACATCTCGGAACGCGATAGGACAAAGACCTCCTTGTTTTCTAACGAGTAGCTATCTACGCCTTCGTACATCTTTAACGATGGCGCATCCGCTCCGTATGCCGACAAAACAACGACCGACTGGCGTGCCGTGTCCGTCGTATTGCCCATCTGTACAAGCTCGTCACCTGCCTGCGGAATATCGCTGCCAGTATCGCAGAAATCAGCAAGCACATCAATGAAATCTTTACCTACCTTGTACACCTTACGCCAGTAGTATCTGTTCTTCACGTTCTCACTCACGCCCTCCTTGACGTTGAACGTCTGACAGCGCACAAGGTCGTCCTCGACGAACTGGTTTTCTATCTCTTCGTCGCCTTTCTTCTGCGAGAAGTAGCAGCGGTAAACATTGTAGCGCAGAGGAAGAGCTTCATATTCGGGAAGATACACACCTTTCTCGAAATAGACCACATTGCTAATCTTCATGGCAGCAGGCGACAGAACAATCTCACCACCTACGCTTTGAAGCTCTCGGATTACGAGCCTTACGAACTCCGCCGCCTTGCGCACAAGTAGGCGGTCTACCTCCAAGTAGCTGTCACCACTTCCGTTGTAATCGCCAAGTTTGAAGCCAGAACCGAGCGCACCCGAACGGAACGCAGCTGACACAACCTCTTTGAGATTTGCGATGCCGTCAGAGGAGATGCCGAGAGGGTTGTCTACAGCTTTCGCTCCGAATTTCAGACCTTTGACAAAACGAATGATTCCTTGTGCAATATCGTCTTCGGTCTTAGAGAGAAAATTGTTTCGTGTTCTACGTGCAGAATAAACATTGCTATCAGTTTCTGGTGTAACATCATTTTCCCCTATAACATACACACCACTACCTCCGTTTGCATCCGCTACTTGCTTTCCGCTGACAGTTATTGACTCAACCTTGTCTTCAAGTTGTCCAAGCCTACTGTACGAGGCTTTTTCTCCTATGATATAAGTCGGACTATCGTATGGTATATCAAGCTTTATCTCCATTCCTATAATGCGAGAATTGCGATAATGTTTACCATTTGCGTCAGTATCGGCAAACATGGGATTTATCAGCTTCACCTGTTCACCGAGGGGTTGATAGTCGTATGTTCCATTGTTATAGAACTTTTCCCCATCCATTACACACGTAAAATTGGAATTGTCTATCATAGACTTCTTATAGTAAGTCTTTGCTCTTTCAAACAAGGCTTCTCTCGCATCTTGTATAAGGTTTGTTTCTGTTATCTTGGTCGCGTCCCAATTATACAGAAAAAACTTATCATTAACTTTAGGGCATAATGTAGTGTCTGGAAGTTTTCGCCCATAGTTGTCATTGGCAACAATCTCAAAGTAGTTAACACCATCGAGTATCTTAAAGCTAATCTCAAACTCCATTCCAATCAACGCACCACTCTCAAACTTTATCATAAGAGTAAGATTGTGCTTAATCCAACTCTGTTTAAATGATGTCGCAAATGAATCGGTAGAAGTTACTTGCCAAAAAGTTTCTGTTGTTGTCGTTCCATCGTTATTCTTTGCAGTTTTATCATATGTCTTTATATTGCTGATGGTACAACTTACCTTTGGGTATTCATCATCAAACACTACAACACCCTCAATTGCCTGCCCATCATTTTTTACAACATTAGTATTTTCAATGTATCCGTCTTTTGAATAGAACCCCTCAGAATCTTCTTTTTTGTTAGGCAACATCAGATAATCTGTCGCCACCCCATCTGTGGTAACATCTTTTTCTGCACCAGTGAAGTAACCGCTAGGTATGTTCTTGTCAGAGCCAAAAGCGTACAAACGGGTTATGTAATCTGATTTTGAGTCTGATTGTGACATTGACAGCATATTCACCCCCTGCTCAAAGACAGTCTGCCCAGTCATTTCGCAATAGCCAAGGTAAATCACACTACCGTCTATCCACCACTCGCATTCAAGGGATTCTGCAATAGTATTGAGGGCTTCTATTATGCTGATTGAGTTGTACTCTACCAAGAAGCGCTTTTCAACATCGAACACAGACTTATTGTATGTCGTGTAATCAACGACGATATCTTTTCCATTATATTTATAGCCAAGAGCCTTTAAGTTGTTTAAAACAACGTTGAGGTGCGCCGAGACATGTGTTGTAAGCTTGAATGAAGTTTCATTGGCTCCATGCTGAGGACGGTACTTGCAAATTTTGTTCTTCCATGCCATGTAGTAAGCATCCATCTGCATCTCGTAGTCATAGCCGTCTGTCGTGCTATTGTATTTCGGAAAGTAAGCTGATGTTAGAACAAACAAACCAAAGTCTGGAATCTCTACAGAATCTCCAATCTCAAAGTAGACTGGATTTTCCGTAGAGAACTTTAACTTTATGTAGTGGTTCTCCATGAGCTGTCTTGACATCACGGAACCTTCACACAAATCTTCTATTGTGAAGAAATTTTGGCCGTTTCTATAAACCTGTATCATACGCTATATTTGCTATTTTCACCTCTGTCGCTTGGATCGGGCTCGTTTAGTTTTAGACTAAACTTTGCCATCTGGCGATTGAACTGACTAAATTGTGTACAAGATAAGTAAGTACATCTATACCATACATTCGGCAGGAATGACGTGTGAATAATCAATTCGCCGGTGGACAAGACTTCTTCGCAGAACTTGTAATAATTCGACATGAATGTCTTTTCGTCTTTCGCATGAATATTGAAGCCTATCGTAACATCGCGCTCATCAAGGCATGGATTGTGCTTGATTACATGTTTACCATTCTTATAGCGATATTTATTACTGATAAACTCCTTGCTCGGAGCTGGTGTCATTAATGCGCTAATTGCTGTGTCATCCATAAAGATGCCGTATTCAGCGTAAGCGTTTTTCCCATTTATGTATAGTTGTTCTTTAATCGTCATATTTCCTTTAGTCTCTTGTTTATGTCATCAATCTTTGAACCAAATTCGCTATACGTGAGTTTGGCATACTTTACCATATCCTCTAGATAGCTGTTTGTCATTATCATCATGTTTCGTATCTCTGTCACAGCGCCATTGGTTGAGATTCCAGTTGATATTATCGTCTCCATATGCACAACAGCGGTGATCATACTTGCCGATATGCTTTCTCCTGCTATCTGTAAGGCAGTAAATCGACCATTAAGTTCATCTGCAGTTTCTTGCCCCATGGATTGCCAACCTCCGCTTGTGGCAGTCTGCGATGAAGAACCCGTATAACCTGTTACTTTTGAGGCTTCGTCTCTGAATTTCAAACCTTTGTTGACTATTGTGTCCCACTTGTTGTTTAGGTAGTCAATCTCTGTTTCTGAAAGACCATCCTCAGCAAGTTTAGACCATTCATAATAGAATTCCTTCAAATCCTTATCGAGGAGGTCTCCAATTTTAGCATTAAGCACAGACTTCATGAGGTATTTGGAGAAGTCGTCCGAAAAGTCTTCTGCGTCCTTATCCATATCCATCAATGCGTCAAAGAAGCTGCTCTTCATGTCATCAAACGACATCTGGGTGTATTTCTCGCTCATTTGCTCATTGATGTCATTGATAGCATCAGCATACTTGTCGATATAGTCTTGTATCATACTCGGCAACTTGTCAGAGCGACCTCCCTTGCCGCCTTCTTTTCTATATTCATTGAGAATCGACATAAACAAATCTTTGTCTGTGTCGCGGATTTTTTTCATCTCTTCTGGAGATAGAGAAAGGAAATCCTTGCTACTTTTTACAGTCTTGCCAAGGATTTTTGACACTTTCTCCATGTCTTTTTTCCAAGTTTTATTGTCGTTAACAGAAGAATGGAGGGAAGAACGCCAAGTGCCATGCTTGTTCGCCTCTGCCTTCATGGCATCTGATGCGTTTTTCTTTTGTGCATTTATAAGCTCTACGGCATCCTTATATACCTCTTGTGCTCCCGTTATGGAATTTGTACCCTGTAGTGTATCATTCAGTTCTTCAAGACATGAGGCAAGTACGTCATTCTTTTGATTAAGCTCATCTATCTTATCCTGCATTTTTGCTGTATTGTCTGCGCCGATTCCTAAGACATTTGAAAACCCTTGTAAGGCAGAAATCCCCTTTGTTAAAGCTCCAATGTAGTTGCCGCTCTCAAAGTCTGCAACAGCACCAGCGGAGTCATTTAAAGCTGATAGACCTTGACCAATTTTAGCAGATGCTTCATCCATGCCAAGACTGGAGAAAAGTTCTGGTAGCTGGTCTATACCACTTTTGGATATAAACTCCTGCGCATCAGAGAACCAATCGGCTATTTGAGCCGTGGTTGATTTCTTTGATGCGTCCTCTTTGTCCTTCGCTTCTATAGTGGCTTTAGCGGTCTTTTCTCGTGCTTTAGCCAGCTTCCCTTCAAGCACAGCAAGGTTTGTCAGAATGGATGACATTTCCTTGTACTCCTTGGTAGACTTGTCTATGCCCGCCTTGTCTATATTAGCTTGTATGCCTGTGGTATCATCTCCGATAGCGCGCACTCCAAGATCTGCTGCCTTGTGGTTTGCCTGCTTTAAAGCTTTCTCATATTGTTTTTCAATGTCTGCTTCTTGCAATTTTGCTGAATTGAGGGCTTCTTGCGCTTCTTTAGCTTCATTGATACGACGTATGTTTTCCTGCTGCTTCGTACCTATAAAGTCGAATATTCCTCCCTGCTTGCTTATCTCGGCATTGATATCGTTGATTTTCTCCTGTACCTTGGATATATCAGAGACATCAGTTAACTTACCACTTTTTAATAATGACTGTAGCTGTGCACGCAAGGAAACGAGATACTCCTTTGTGTGAGATGAGAGGTCAGCAAAGACATTCTCCCAGTCTATTTGTTCAAACACATCGCTTGCATCTATTTTCTTCAGCTCGTTGTCGCGCTGGTTTGCAAGTGATGCCTTTTGATAAGCATTTTCGGCTTTGGCTATCTTATCCGCGTACTCTTGCGTGATTGCGAGTTTCTGCTGCTGAACGCTACCATACTCCTTAAGATATTCATAGAGGTCATTTTGCTCTTTATCTGATGCTTCCTTGTTGACTTCTCTAATCTTTTGTTCTTTATTAAGACTGGCAAGGTATTTCGCCTCACTAATTGCCTTTGACTGTCCTTTGGTGAGTGATGAGGCTTTACCTGCTTCCTTGTTTTTCTTCTTGAACTCTGTCTCTTGCTTTTTTATTTCTGCTATACGCTTCTTATAGTCATTGTCAATCTCCTTTAGTTTCTTTTCCGTTCCTTCGCGCATAATGGAGATTTCATCGTCCATATTCTTCTGGATAAGCTCCTTTAAAGCATTGCTCAACTCTTCCTGCGCTTTTCTCTGTTCCTCCGCCCTTTTCTTTGCATCGGTCATCGATTTGTTTGCCTTGCTCGAAGCCTCAGATATGCTTCCCCAATACTTTTCGTATTCTTTCTTCTTGGCATCGAGGTCTTCCTTCGCATTCTCCCAATCTTTGTTAGATCCCTTTCTTGCCTCTTTCTCTGCCTTTACAGCCGCTTGATAGTTAATCTTTGCTCGCTTCTTGGCGGCTGCATATGACTCATCCTTGTTTGCTTCTTCGTATTTACCAGTGACATAATTAAAATGGCCCTTTGCCTTGTCTGTCTCGTCCTGCAATTGTTTCATCTTGAACTGTATCTCAACTGGTATAGTAAACACTCCCTGCTTCCACGCTGTATTTTTCCATCTCTTAATGTCTCCAAGCAGTTCTTGGTATTTATCAAGCGCTTTTTTCTTATCTGCTGTGAATTGGATGGGGTGCTCTTCCTGCTCCTTCTTAAGGTCGTTGACCTTGTCTTCAAGCTCCACTATAACCTTCTCGGCATTTCTTCCTTCGAAAGGAATATTTGTAGGCTTCTTCTCTATATCGTCTTTCATTGCAAGGGCGAACCTGGACAGGTAGTCTAATTCATCCTTGCTTTGCTTATAGTCCTCCTCGGCAAGTTTGACATCTATCTGTGTAGGCGTTTCCAGTTCATCCTTCGCTTTTTGTATTTTGTCAAGTTCGCTTTGTAGCTTTACCATGTACTCGAAGATGGCGTCGTTTAACTTTTCGTCTTTATTAAATGACCAGGGAGCTTCGATGCCATAGTTATCCTTTAAGCCTTGCACAGCAGCACGTCTTGCGGATCCTGCTGCAGCAGACGCAGAATTATCTTGCAAGGCCTTTGCATATTCTTTTAGTTGTTTTATCTGTGCCTTTAACCCCACCTCGCGGTCTTTGCCGGTCATTTCATTCAGTTGCTTGTTGAAATTAGTCAAATCGGTGTCTTCGAGTTTTTTAACGCTGTCATAAACCTTAGTAAGTTCGGGGGCTACAGTACCCAGTTCGTCAAAAGCAAGTTGTTTCTCCAGACTGGTGGAATCAGCGCCTTGAATAATTTGAACTAACTCTTTAATCTTCTGTTTGCGGTCTTCTGCCTTCCTGTTAAATTCATCCATACTTTTATTCCAAGCATTCTGCGCTATCTCTGCCGCTGAGGCTGCCGTTGAAAACTTGTATATCGTGTAGACAAGGCTTGTAATAGCGGCAGCCATAAGTACGTATGGGTTCAACAGCGTTGCGGCTGCAGTTTCCTTTAATGCTGTTGTAAGTCCCTGTTGTGCTAATGTCAGGAATTTTGTTCGTGCTGCCGCAACTGCCTCTGCGTTTGATAAATTTATGCCGGCGGCTGCTGCGAGCGTTTTTTCAACAACAGCCTGCTGAAGTATACGGTTGTTTAGCACTTGAAGAGCGCTGACAGCCATGAGAACAGCTTTGTATGTACCGTATGCCGTTGCTGCTACCATCACTACCTCGCCAACCTTGCGCCAGTTTTCTACGATTGTGGACACTGCATCAAGTCCCGTATTGATAATTCCTTCTTGTGATCTGCCAAGCTCATTGAACATCTGTTCTATTGCGTCTTCAATATTGCTTATCTGACCAGTGATAGTTTTAGACTGTGCTTTCATCATGCCGCCAAACTTACTTCCTTCTGATGTCATGTTCTGCATAGCCTTAATGAATATATCACTTGTCACCTTGCCGGCTGTAAGTTGTTCTTTGACTTCGGCAATTGCGTTATTAACATCAAGACCCATAACCTTAGCCAGTTCATCAGCGATAGGAATACCTCGATTGAGGAATTGGTACAAATCCATTGTATCCATCTTGCCCTTTGCTATGGTGGTTCCATATAACATTACCATTTCAGATAAGCTTACTCCCATGCCAGCTGCAACATCACCGAGTCTTATAAGCGTATCATTGACATCTTTTGCAGCTACATTAAAGGCTAGCAACTGTTTTGCTCCTTCTGTAACATCATCTACACCAAATGGCGTTATGGCTGCGGTATTTATCAGCTGCTGCATCAGGTCTTTCGCTTTCTCCTCACTTTGAAGCATGGTTTTAAATGCCATTTCCGTCTGTTGGAATTGACCTCTGACCTGCATCATCTGACTTACAAACTTTCCTATACTCCATCCACCAATAGCTATATTAACTGTGTTCTGTATTTTGTTTATTATATCATCAATGCTCTTGCCCTCAGACTCTACTGTCGCCGCTGTCTTGTGAACAGCATTCTGAATATCCTGGAAACCTGAGACAACTTTTCCTGTTTCTATGACAGCATCAAATTTTAAACTTGGCATGGTGTTCTAAATTTCTTTGGTTAGGTGTAACACGGTGATTATTGAGACATGTATTCTAAATAGGAATTAATTTCGTGCGCGTGTGCGTGAGAGGTCGGTTATTCGGGGTTGAGTTCACTTTCCATCGCCGCCATCATTACAGCTTTCCTATCGTTTCCGTTGATGTAATCTCCGCTTTGTTGTGGTATCCTGCATTTCTTTGCTTCTTCATCAGACAGATAGATTGATGTTATCTTGTCTTTAAGCATAAGCGTTAGGTTATTGTATGATATTCCCCATACTACATAGTCGTAAGACCATCCGTATCGTTCGCAAGCCACATCTATCATGGAACCCCATATCGTATTGCCTCCGAATACATATTGGTTCTTCGTGTCTTTTGCTGCGCTTACATTTGACATTCTTTCTGTTTCCTTGTCTATTCCGGTCATACTAACAATGTTCTCTAGGCTGCTTTCTTTCAGTATTACAACTAGAAGTGTTGTAAGGTCTTCGTCGTCTGCGGCTCTATAGAGAGAATTACTTACTCTCTCGATCCATTCTATGTCTAATAGCTTTTCTCTTTTGTTTGTAATGTGATATGCGAGTAGTTTACAGCATTCCATTCTTTTTGCTTTTACTACTCGCATTATTTCTAAAACTGGGTTAGTGGCTATGTTTTCCTTATTTATTCCGAGTGTTTCTAACAATTGGGAAATTAGATACATCTTTCCTAACGTCGGCGGATAAGCACAATAACGTTTATTGCCTATCGTGAAATAGATAGGCGTATCTGTTAATACGTTTGCTATGATGGTTCCTAATTCTTTCATGTGCCCAAGACAGGATTCGAACCTGCGACTCTCAACCGCTTTATGGTCTGCGGATTTAAACAATGGCTAACTTTAGACCATGCTCTTCCAACTGAGCTACTTGGGCTTATGCCGACTGACTACCCTCAATCGGCGAAGGGAGAGACACATTATACGCTTGTGTAAGTTTCCTCAATCTCTGTAGGTGGGGTTTCGCCTGCTTGTGGAGTGCTAAACTTCAATGCGTATTTACCACCTGTACCCTTTGTCGCTTTTATTACACGCCATCGGTAAGCACAATACACATCCTCGTTTTTCTTGTTTGTTGTTTTAGCTACTACATCACCATCAGGGATGAGAGCAGAATGCGTGTATGTGATCAATGCACCATCTGCCGTAGTAAAGGCTTCCTCTGCACCCACGGTTGTATTGCCCATATACACACCAGGCAATTCTGGATCTTCAGGTTGAATAGCGAGACGATAGTTTCCTTCTACAACGCCGTCTATGGTCTTAAATGGCTGGGAGACTCCCTTTTTAATGAATAACTGATATGCAGCTTCATAGGTTGACTTCTTCGTCTTTCTATCGACTGTGCCGCCACCTTCTTCAGTCTGCGTCATTGTGTCACCTTTAGTAGGAGTAACCTGTGTTGTATCCTCTTTCGGTGTATCAAGCTTGTCCCACTCATTTTTGGCTGAGCCGACAGGCTGAATGAATATAGAGCATTTGCCCCAAGATGTTACTGACATAATTTAATCGTTTAAAGTTTTGTATTCTATTTGATTATTTATAATGTGCTCTCCGCTATCTGTTGGATAAACACGTTGATTTATTGCATGTGCAACATACTCGTCTGTTCTGAAATGTTCAAGTAGTTTCCAAGCTATTTCGCATAATTCATCTACACGAGCCGTATTCTCTTCAAACTGGCCTTCCACATCGTAATCTTGAACATAGATGTTCACATTGACAATTGCGGTTTGGTTTTGTACTCCCTCATTTGAAAGTATGGAGATAACAATGTCTTCCTTATGCGACTTCGCAGGGCGCTTTTTCTTTGTCACCATGCCATTTGTAGCATTGTCTAATACACTGCCTTTGATATAGTGATATACGTCTGTCCTTATAGTTCCGTCTGACCTCATATCTTCCATTTGTTTATTTCCAAGATAGCAAAATCCACTGCGGTTTTTATGCGTGACTCTACTTGACCAACAGCCCATGTCTTTGTTGATGATAGCACATCCTTGCTATCTATCGCTTCGACCTCTGCTGCGTATTCCATGGCAGCTATGACTACTAGGGCATAAACACGGGAATACTCTTTTGCTAAATCTTCAATCAGCTTCTTTCCTTTAGCTGTTCCGGCTACACCTGAAAGCACCTGTGAAAAGGCTGATGACAAAAATTTCTTACCGTGGTCGTATACTGAGTAGCCTATTGAACTTCGCAGGTTGCCTGTATGGTCTATCCAGCTCTCCCTTGAAGAACGATTCCTGATTTTAACGACACATTCTTCTCCAAGCTTGCATAATGCATTTAGTATTGCAGATTGCAAATACGATGCTGCCCGAAACAGGAACTCTTTTACCGAGTTTTCTGGTGTTACTATCCTTATACCCATAATTTGCATTGAAGTTGGTATCGATGAAATCCCTTAACCTTTAGGATTACTTCTTCCTCGCCCAAGACTAAAAGTCGCACAAAATCTCCGTAGTTAAACTTTTTTACACATACCGGTATATTGTATACTGTATATGAGTAAAAATCAATAGATCCGTCTGGGATAGCTATCTTGTTAGCTTCTCCTGCTGGCACAACATCGCATGAACAGCAGTATTCCCACTTGATTTTTCCGGGGTGATAGTCGCCATTCACATCGGTATAACCTTCTGTCTTGGTTTGGCGATAAAGCTTAGAGGCGTTGAAATTTAGTAAACTCATCAACAATTTATATAAACTGTGGGTACTGGTCTTGTTGGAATCTCGCTTTCCCCTATTTCTTTGTATAGACCATTTGCTTTTAGCGTTATGGCTTGACGCTGGTCTTCGGTAAGAGAACCTATAGACTTATCCGACTCAGAGAAATTGACTGCCTGAACTAGTGACATTAGGCAATCGGCAAGCGCACCTTTGTACGCTTCGCTCTTAGATGACTCGTAGTCGAAATCATCAGAAACGTCCAAATTACGCTTGATACACACGTTCTCTATATACCCGAATGGAATTGGTATGTGTATTTCATCGATTAACGCTTGCCCGATTGTCTTCATAACTTTAAGTTGTTGGTGTCACATTTGTTTTAAACTGTCCTTTCTTTACTGGAGGAAGCTCATTGTACGCAGCTACGATATCCGCATCAGAAGCATTGCTTGGTAAGCTTGCTCCAAGAGCATTAAGACCGGCAATTGCTTCCGCCTTTTTGTAGGTCTTATCTGCAATGGTTACCTTTTCATCGGATGCGTCTTCAGACTCTTTTGCGTCATCAACTTCAATTACATGGTCTTCGACTGTGATGTCTATCTGGTAGATAGAGTCAACGTCTTCAATTACAGGTAAGCAATACGCCTGAACAGCGGTTGTCTCCATTAGTGGGTCTGTTGTTGAGTATTGCGATATGAGCTTGTAATCAATCTGCTGGTAGGTCACACCACTTACGCGGTTAGTTGATTCCGCTACCTGTCCGTAAACAAGTGCTCCAATCATGGTATTGCAGACTCCGATAACCATATTCTTGTTCCAAGGCTTAACACTGCGGCGTCCTCCATCCTCTTCGAGGCGAACAGTGCGATTGATTATGCGGAATGTTACGCCTGTCTCATCCTCAAAAGCTTCTTGGAACTTGGTTGTCGTTGGAGTTGGCAACTTTGTGTTCGAATCGTATGACTGTCCGTTATAAGTCGCTACGAGCTCTTTCGCACCCTGGGTCTTCTTTAACGCATCAAAAGTTGTCTTTGCAATCCAGAACTGGATAATTGTGTTACCGTCGTTTGTCGCTCTTTCAATAGCGTTTTTTAAGTCGTCTACGGTGAGACCGTCTTTCTTGTTGTTGATTCCGAGCTTGTTATCTTCGGGATACTGATAGTTAATACGGAGCAACTCCTTTGGATTGTCATCATCGCGAACCGCTACATAACCATTTGAAAGTCCATAGAGTAGGGCATATTCGTTTCGCTCATCGATACCTACGGAGCATGCAACTGGATCCTGTGCCAGTTTCCTTCGTATCTCTGCTGTCTGACCGCCCTGCGCTTCCATTATGCGAAGAGCGAGGATTTCGGACTCCTTAAGATTCTTCTTCATACCCATCTTCGGCAGCTTTCCGTTGGCTACGGAAATGCGGTCACGAGATTTCAATGGAACCGGTGAGTCGATGGCTACATAGTCAGCGGCTACATAGCTTGTGTCTACTGTATCGGCCTCCCACTTGTTGTCAGTCGAGTAGACGCGGCGAAGAATTGATGTGTCTTTGTGGAGATATGTAAGCTCGTTTCCTCTTTTGCCATTTATCTTCTCAATGAGTGTCTTCAGAACGGGGAAGAAACTCAATACATACTTTAGAAATAATGAACTGTTCATAATTAATTGATTTTGTCATGTCCCCACTGTATTGTGGGAACCGCTGTTTTAAACGCTGCTTTAATGGTTTCTACTGAGTAGGGTACTGCTCTGTCGTTAACCTCCCCGGCTGTGAGTACGCCGACGTGAGGTGTGTCTTTGGGAGCGGTTGTCATACAAACGCCGACATACTCGCAATTCGCTGGTAATGAAGAATACTCCTTTCCAGAAACCGGCATAGGTTTGTATTCTCCATCCTTTGTGCTGCGAATGATTACGTGGCCACATTTTATAAATGGCTCGTCGAACCCGGTCATGTCAAGCACAACGCCACCTGTAATACCATTTAGATATTTACGGATGACAACAGACTCTTTACCAGAGTCAAAAACTTCTGCTGCTTCTAATCCATACATAATTTTACTTTTTTTGTTTTACATTGTTCCTGCCAACTCTTCAATCTCTTTTTCGCTGATGACTTCTGGCTTATCGCCCTCTTTTTCTTTTTTGTTCCCACTTGTAGCTGCGGTTGCTCCAAGTTTGGCGAGACCCGCGTTGGCTCTTTCCTGGTTTAATGTTGCTAAATCCTCTACTACACCATCATAGAACTCTTCGAAATCTGCCTCGTTCTCGAACTTTATCTTGTCAAAGTTTTTGAGGGTACTCTTGCCGAAAGTGCCGGTGTCTTTCAACAATGCTTTTAACTTTGAGCGTCTTCCGTCTGTTTCTCGCTCGGACTTTAAACCAGTTAGTTCTGTTTGTATCGCTTTTTGCTGGGTGATAATTGCTTGTGCCCAAACCGGAACTTTTTCTTCTTCTTTCTCCTGGTTGACGCCATCTTGGCCGGCATTCGTGTCGTTGTCATCGCTTTCTGGGTTTTTGTTATTCTTTGAATTCTGAATAACACGATTTGACGCCTTTTGAGCGATCTTAAGATAAGGGATAACCGCTTCGACTTCTGACGAAATCTTCTCGTTTATCTCCTCTTCTGAGGCTTCTTCATCAAGTTCAAGGTTATCGGCAATGTCTGCGGCAATACCCTCTAACTCTTCCAAATTGAACCCTAACGCCTTACATTTAGGTTTCAAAATACTTAATACCTGCTTTGTCTTTTTCTTCATTTTATTGATATTTAGTGATTAATCATTAAATATCCCAGTACGATTTATCACAGCAGTTATTATGGTGCAAATATAATAATAAAGATTTGACTATCAAAGCTTATTTTTAAAATAAGTATCTGATAGTCAAATCTTTATGTTTACATATAAATCTAACGTGGGTATGAAAATACATTTGATGCTTCTGAGATTTTATTCTCTATATCTTCCTTAAAACCCTTCAAAGTTTTGATAGCTCCTTGTAAGTCATTCAACTTATAGTTACCGCATTCCTTTTCTGTAGCACCTGGTATAGACGAACTGTTAGAGCAATATCTCAATGCTTCTACTAGTGCGCAAGCGACCCTTACAATGTCCGGTTTACCTTTAAGAATTAGATAGAAACCGGTTAGACATCCCATAGGCCCAAAATAAATAACTTTTTGTTTGTAGACCCATTCGTTGCGTAAATAATCTGCCATAAGATGCTCTATCGTATGCGCAATCTCTGGTGTCAATTGCTCTTTATTCGGCAAACAGACTCTCAAGTCATAAGTTGTTGCTCGCTCTTTCCCTATACTATCCTCCCTTGAAACATATATTCCAGGTTTTAGCCTTGTGTGGTCTATTGTAAAACTCTTTATCATTTCTGGCTTAACTTTAGTTTTTTACAACGATTGTATATCGCATTCTCGTCAACTCCTATTTTGGTAGCTATTACCTTTGCAGTGTATTTACCATACATTCTTTTTATGATAAAGTCCTCGTCGGCAGTAAATACATGATTCTTTATTACTCCCATTGCTTGCAGTTTTCTATGTACTGCCCAATAATTTCTTCCGAGTTTGTCGGCAAGCTCCTTTGTAGTCATAACAAGAGCATTAACCTTTAGGAATTCTATCTCTTCCTGTGAAAAATGTTTTCCTCTACTCATTTCTATCTTTATACTTTATTTTTGCGCCGGCTTTATTGTAGTCCGTGCGCCGTTGATATTATTATATTCCGTAATCTTCTGGTTTATATTCTGGGTTCACCTGTAACGCATACTCTCCTGCGCGGTTGTAAACACCCTCGTTCGAGATTTTCGTTACGATATTCTTCGCCGCCTGAACACTGTCCGCATCATCGTTGATGTCAATGTCGGGCATTCCTGGTACCGAGTTTATGACGGATTGCATGGCATTGTTCCAATTTTGTCGCAACTCCAGTGCGTTGCCATCACTGAACATCGGTCGCAAGTCCTTGCCGATTTTCTTTTGGATGTTATCAAACAAGTTCTTAAATAGGTTTACCGCAATATCTATCAGCACCATTGCTGCCTCCATACGGGCGATTATCTTGCTTTTCGGCACCTTGTTCTTTAGGAAGTAGTTGTCGATGCAGTAATAGAGCGTTGTGACGAGCGGTTTCAGTTCCGCTTCCGACGCATCGGATAGGTCAAGCCAAAGCTGATAGCGGTCGGCGAGGACAAAGCGCATCTTCGCATCCCATGTGTTGTATGCAGCAAGAGCCTTGTTGATGCTTTGCTTTGTCTGCTGACGGTATAGTTTTTTGTCCTCTTTAATCGCGTTGTAAGCGTCTATCATCGCTGTTTGGGCAATGTTGTATGCAGAACCCATTGTGATGTAATACAGCGAACAATAGCGGTCAATGCTCTTTAGTATTTCCTCTTTCTGCTTTACACTTGGCGCGATAATATACGCCCTTTTGGGGGTTCGGCTTATTAACTGACTTGCACTCATGCTTATATTGCGTTTAAGATTTGCAAATCTTCGTCTATCACGCCGACAACGGGTATTCCGCAAGCGTCCGCCACACGACGTTCCGTTTCACAGCCTTTTGAACAACGCCATCGGTTCGGTACAACAATGCCGTCGCAGCCGAGGAGCAGGCGTAAATCCTCTTTCATGTGCTCCGTGTACGGCGCAGAATCGGGTATAGGTTTAGCCATAGGGTTGACTGCCTTGTAGCCGAGAATTGTCAGTTCCTTCTCGATCCGTGCGAAGAACTTGTGTCGCTCGTTGAGGTTATAGCCGGTAATCGGTGATGATATGTATATTTTCTTTTTGCTCATTTTGTTTATCAGATTAAAATACCACTTCTTTGTAGCTTGATGTCGGCTTCTTGCCCGACAGGATTGCATTGCCACAAGTAATCAATCCGTTGTCCTCGTCATACGACGGAACGAACACGATTACATCGAATCCGTTTGCCTTCAAATCCTCTTCCACTTTCTTGTACGGCACAAACGAGTCGTAACCTCCGCTTGTCTGAATGTGGTTGGCTTCGCAGCTGTTTGTTCTGTGAAGTGGTGTAATCTTACACATGAACTTGCGTGGGTCAAACATCGAAGCAAGTACCTTGCCGTCAATAATGGAGTCGTCGGCAAGCGCGAAGTTAAGGGTGTACTTGCGACCGCGCGGAGTTTCAAGTGTGTCGGCAAGTTCTGCAATATCTCTCAATGGCAAGGCGTTTCCCGAGAACAGGTATTCTCGCTGCGCGTCGTCGGTAGAGTTTATAGAGAACTGCAAGCCTGCGTTTCCGTTGTAGTCGGTATTCTTAACTCTAACCCATTTGTGGATAAAATCATACAAGTTACAATTATGCTTCGGGAGCATTGTGCTTACTACAGGATGTACAAGTGAATTTCCGATGTAGGGAACAATATCTACGCGCAAGAAGAAGCGCGCGTGCTCGATTACAGCCTCGTTCCATGTCGGCTCGCCCATGCGTGCATAGTGTACATTAAGGCGTTTGGTGTGATTAACCTCCAGGTGCATACCTAATGCCGTTGTTATCTCGTGGCGCAGGTCGTTCAGTGTTACGTTGCGTCCCGGTCCGACTTTCGGCACATCGCAGAACTTGCAGTTCATTGAGCAGCCGTACTGGGTAGAGATTGTTATTACCCATTTTTTGGTTAGTGGCATCGGCGTTCCGTTCGGCACTCCATTCAGCTCTCTTGTTATGCCGAGGAAGTCGGCTTTGATATTTGCGTCTTTGCCATAGTCGGCTACTGTCAGAAACTCCAACACGCCTTTATCTCCTTTTGCGGTGTAGATTTCGCCTGTAGGAACTTTGATTTCTTTGAGTATTTTCATTGTTATTTGATTTTATGTGATGTTTTACTTTTTTGCTGCGCCAATTCTTATGTGCACGTATCGAGTTTTCAATTCCTTTTTACGATACCACCTGCGCACCTCGTATGCAACAAACACGCCACACATTTTGGGGTATTGACGCGGTTCTGTTTCGATTGATGTACTTATCTTTTTAAACTTTACTTTAGTGCAGAAAGGATGCGTCAGAAACATGGTTTTGTAACGCTTCTTTGTTTTTCTAATCTTCATCCGTCACATCCTTCTTAATTGCTTCGAGCTGCTGTATGATGTTGTCTATCGTCTTGCCGCTGTAATCAACGGCAATTTCTTTCAGTACGGCAATATGTGCCGTCAGTCTGATATAATCTGCCTGTTTCATTGTTGTATCAATTTTATATAATAATCCGAACGCTATTAATTCGCTTAAAGCTAATATAACACCATAAGCGGTGTTTAAAAGAATTACTATTATAGTAAGCGCAACCAAAAGTAAAGCTACTACTATCCATTTGTATTTTGGCATATTCCTTTTTGTTTATGTTCCTTGTTCCACTCTTCCTGAAAGTCCGCAAGACTTCTGATGATACCCATGAAAACGCTAAGACTTATAGAGTCTGTCGTTGTCGGGTTTGCAATTATGACACGGCTCTCATCGTCGGACACCCGAACCTTAAATGTTATCGTTGTTTCCTGCATATTAGCCTCCTTTCTGTTCTTGTCCTTCTATCCAGTGTATTGTTCGACCGTATCGGGGTCTACCTGCGTGTCGCATCCGCAACCGTTGCTTATATACTCACCGCCTACGAGGTGGAGTAAGTCGCCATACACCCATTCGCCATTGTCGAGGCGTTTGCCCCTGAATATGATTTCTTTGTTGTTCATAATTTATCTTCTGTTTCATCATCGAATTTGATTAGCAATAGTCCGCAGATTATAAGTTCTGCTGCCATTGACAAAAAGCCATATTGTATGCCAAAATGAGCACCAATGATAAAATCTATTGTGAGAAATGCTATGATGCACCCAAACACAAGTAATATAATACCATCTAATTTTCCCATACTTCCTCCTTTACTCCGAACGGCGCACCGTCGGCAAAGCTAAAACAGTCAAAGAAAGCCTTATAATTAGAAGAGCCACCACTTGTTCCTTGTATTCCTTCTGTGTGCATAAATCCAATTTGAGTACGCACATTTCGTTTCTTTTCTCTAAGCCACCCGAACGGTTGATGCTTCAGCATCTCCTGCCAGCACTCATCCGCGTTTTTAAATGGGCGGCATTTGGGTTCAGGCTTGACGCGGTAGCGATAACTTATGTCAAATATGAAATCTTTATATAAGTCCGTCCAACCGTCTCTTCCAAATAGTTGTATTGTTCTCCCTTCAGCAAATGCCTGTATTATAGGCAGTAATTCTTTGGCTTCCTCTCTTGTCATAATTCTTTTTCTTTTTCAATTTTTTCCAATGCGTTATTAAGTCTAACATTCTCCTCGCGATAATAATCCACCTTCTGCTTCAACTTTTTTATATAATTTTTTTCTTTCCAGATATTTATAGTATGGGTATAATAGAAAGTCAACAAACCGCTCCAAAATATCAAAGTAAGCATCAAAGACAGATTCGCTTGTGACTCCTCTAAATAAGGCGTAAGGGATGTATCCAATTAGCACAACTGGAATTAATGGTGCCGTTAAAACAACGCATATCATTTTTGCTATAATTTCTTTCATCTTCTAATGTTATATTAATCCTTTAGTTCTATATTATGTTCATCTGCGAAACTATCTTCTGCATCCTCGCAATAACGACCTTCACAAAGCGTCTCAGGGAATGCTCTGTTAGTAAAATACTCTCGTAAGCATAACTCGCATATTTCATCTCCATATTTATTTTTTAACTGTTCTCTCGTCATTATTCACCCTCCTTTCGGACTAAATAGTCGTACATAGGCTTGCGGCTTCTACGATATTTATTACATATCTTTTCTGCTTCTTCCTCTGTATTACAAATTGCAACAACTCCATCGGGATACGTGTCCCAATATCTAATAACTTTAAATTTTGTCATATTAATCACTTGTTAAATTAGAGGATGATAATTAGTAATTTGTAATACGCTCTGCATACATTATTTTTCGCATAAGGCGGTCTATTTCTTTATCTGATGCTATATGGTCTATTGGGTAGCGCATAAAGTTTCCCCAATCACTTTGCTTTCGCAATTCGCCATTGGAATCCAGACCAATCAAACATCCATATCCGTCACCATTTTTATAGCCATCATGGATAAATATATTTCCATCACTTGTTACAAGAAATTCTCCTCTTTTAAATTCACTCCTCTTTAACATATTTCTCTTCTTTTTTACTCTCCCCACTGTCACTGGGGAGAGGACTTGTTAATTACTTGGTCATCATAATCTGCGGCACGTTTCCATAAACGGGAAGCTTGCCATCCCACTTCTCAATCCACATCTTTTTGAGAATTGCTGGAGTAAGTGTTGCGGATTTAAGTTCATTAGCCTCTCGTTCGGCACGTGCCTGTACAAGCATCTTTTCTGCTTCAGCCTTCTTTACAGCCACTTCGTTGAGTGCTCGCTGTGCCTCCTGAATAGCTTTGTTCTTCTGGTTGACGGCTTCAACGATGGAGTTTGGATATTTGAGACCAGACGTAAGCTGTTCAAGCTGGAAGTGCTCTTTGGCAAGTGCCTTACTAAGCTGTGATTCAATAGCACGCTCTACCATATCACGGTTGCTGACAATCTGATCGGTAGTGTACTTGTTGAGCTGAATACGGAACGCATCTTTGACATAGTTGAATAATGTACCATTTATGATGTCGTTCAGTTCCTTGCGGTACTTCTTGAACACTTTCGGTGCATTGCCGTCGATCATCTTGAGAGATACCGTCGGATCAACGGTAAACTCAGAACCATCCTTGGCGTTGATGGTAAAAGCAGGATAGTCGATTGTCTGTACGAATGTCGGGTACTCATAGACCTCTTCTGTAAATGGATTGTACCACACACGACCGGTAACGAGACTTACGTCATCAACGCCCTTGTCTGAACCGTAAAGGTTGACGAGAATGCCTTCAGAACCAGCGTCGATACGCTCGCTACAAGAGGTTAAGCACAATGCTGTCATAGGCAGCACAAACATACACATTGATTTAATTTTACTCATTGTTTTTATTATTTTTAAAAGTGAAACAATTCGTTGCAAAGGACAAAAGCGTCCAAAATAAAAGGATTGCTACGCTAATCAGATTTGTTGCTGTATCTGCCTTGCTTACGCCTCTCAGCGCAACGCTGACAACAATGAGCGTTATGACAACCCACACCACAAAAGCGGTGATTTTCCATTTATATGTTTTCATTTTAGTTTATTTATAGTGTCACCTACTCAGTTACCAACTCCCAGTCCTCTGCAAACACATCACTCGAAGACGGAACCCAAGAGTCGGCACGTCCGTCTGGATGTACAATAAGCATCTGGTTGGTATAGCTGATGTGTGGCTCAGCACGTGCCATAATGATGTCCTTGGCAGACTGGGGAAGTGACTGCATATTAGGAATGATGTCACCAGTGATACGATCAGGAACTTGCTTCACGACAAACAGTCCCTTGCCGTTCCAACCAGTTCTGCGGATGGCAAGACCGAATTTTAATGCCTGAATAGCTGAACCGAAAGACATTCCCGTTAATGTAGTGATGCTTATTTCTCCCTTGGCAATAGCCATACGCTGTTCAAGGATTACCAAATAATATCCCATAAATTTACGCTGCAATGAAAGCAGAAAAGCAGGACAGTCTTCTTTAACCACCTTACGGAATTTTTCAGAATCTACGAATGCAGCGCATTTCTCATACCGCTTCATGAGTTCTTCATACTCAACTTTTAAACGGTCAAGGAAAGTGTCAGCGCACTTGTATGCTTCATCAAATATGCTCTTCGGACTCCAAGACTGGTAACCGCCTTCATACTCAACGAGGTAGCCAGCCTTGTCTGTTTCACACTCAGAGGGTCTTACGCCCTCTTTCAAGAGCTTGCGCTCGTAGGCTTCACCCATTGTCATAGGCATAGCCTTCACTGTCTTTGTTCCAGTGTATTGTTTCATTTCTTTGTTCATAGTTATGTTTGTTATATTGTTAATGTTTTCTTTTGTTCTCCTTTGCAAGTCTTCTCTCGTATGCTCTACGCTGTTGACGTGTCATACCGTCCTTTTTGGTTTCGTAAAACTCTAAAGCTTCACGGCATCTTTTTGATTCTTCCGTCTGCTGTTCTGGATGCTCCTTTAAAAGTTCTTGAAATTTCTCGAACTGCTCCTTTAAAATAATATGCTGCTCTGTGTATTCGTTGCGGAGCTGCTTTACTCTTTCCATATCCATAGCTTGCTATTTTACAAGTTCAAAATCGTAAACGAAAACCCAAGGATTGCTCCCCCATGTGTCCTTGCCGCTGATATTGTCTATCAAAGCAGCGTAGGCTTCACGTGGGTCAGGGTAAGGGTCGTAGCTTACCCCTATCCGTCCTACGACATCATAACAATACCACCTCCCATTTGCTTTAGGATAGATACCTTCCGCTATGCAATCTTCATCGCTTATGTCTTGTAGACGTTCGACACGGATGTTAGTGATATGGATGCGGTGCGGCATAAGGTCTGCCTTAACAAACATCTTATTGCTGCATCCTTTCTCGTATTTGATGCACTCCAAAGGCATTCCGTTTTTACCACAAAGACGATAAAATTCATCGTCCTTTCTCAAATCTTCGTATTTTTGAGCGATGGCTATAGTTTCACCGAGTTTGTAAGCGGATTTGGCGAGAAGTATTCCATCGCCAAACAGACATGCTTTGCCTTTGTTTACTCCTTCTAAATCCTGCCTAACCATAATATCTCTCCATCTTCCTGCTGTATAGGCTACTCGTCTTGTCTGTGTCTTTCTGCCTTCGAGTACAGCTTGTGTTAAGCCGTACTTGTCGTTGAACATTATCTTTTTCATACTCTATATTTTCGTTAATAACCTCTTTGAAGTGTACGTTCGTTACTCTATTACTTAATTCCCCATTCTTTTTTATAGTTAAATGGTTCGGGGAATCCTTCTATAGGTTTTTCTGATATTAAAATCTGTTTGCCATGTATAGAATTGCATCCCCATATCATACCTTCATTGGCATCATACACATCTTTTGTTATTGGACACAGCGAATAAGTTTCTTGCAAACCATATCCTTGACATCCTTGCCCTGCAAATACGCCATCATTAAGAACGTCTATAGCATATTTATTTGCTATAACTACCGCACTATCATTTCTGGAAGGGACAACAGCCACATAAACCAAACTTTGAAAACCTCGACCTTCTGTCAAATCGAAATTATATGATATGGCAAAGTAACTTACCTTGTTAAGGAACTCTTCCTCATACTTCCTACATTCCTCTTTATTAAGGAACTCTTTGCCGTCTTTTGCAAGATAAACGGTCTTCTGTATTATCTTTTCTTCCATGTTACTATCAATTCTTGTGTTTAATATACTTTTAAATCTGCGTTCAGCCCCAGTGCCCAAAGGATATGTTGGAGTTCGTGCACGTACTTGATTTCTCTTAACTTTTTTCCGTCGAGGTAGGCGGCAAACTTGTTTTCCTCGACCTCGTACACGATATTGATGCCGAGGTCGTAATGATAGTAGTCATACCATTCCGAGGTGCCATCCTTTTGATGCTGCTCCTCCTTAAATCCGTTCTTTTCAAGAAATTCAGACGTGAGAGGGATGCCTTCGATATTGCAGCACCAAGCTCCCCAAGGTCCGTCGTCGTCATCGTAGATAGCGCTTAGGTCGACGATACCTTTTTTATCTTTTGAGGCTTTCTTGGAACGTATACCGGTAACAACGCACATTGTGCCTTTCGGAAATGCGCAATTGTGGTTTGCTCTTACAAGGTTGCCTATTCTTAGGTCTTCTGGTTTAATCATTTTATTCCAAGTTTATTTTAAAATATTCTTCAAGAAACTTTCTACAATCAATAGGATTATTAAATAATTCTCCTCTGACACTCCGCATAGTGTCCTCGTATGATACAAAAAACAAATTACCAACAAATACTTCATATATTGAATTGAATTTTTGACGGGTCTTAATGTTCGGGTGATTGTCCCACCACTTTTGTCCAGCTCGTAACCAGGCTTTTACCAGATTCGGATACCTTTTAAATTCTTCAAGTCCTCTGTCCTTAGATAAGGGGCAACCCATGCACCCAAGCCTTCTTTTGACATCGACCTTTCCGTCAGTATAATAGAGAGGATGTAGTTTAATGCCACGCTCTGTAATAAACTCAACTACATCATTATCTGTCCAGTCGAGTATCGGCAGAATAACTTCTACATGATTTGCCTTGTTGTTATTGTAAATTCTACACAGGGTTGGCTCTTTGTATAGTTTTGCACGTTTTGAACTCTCGGAGCGTCTTATTCCCTGAATCGCAATATCCATTATCTTGTATTCTTTAAGTATCTGGCAACAAAATCTCGCCCTCCTTGTAGGAAATCCTTTGCGTTCAATTAATTGAAAAAACGTCTCTTTGGGTCTAACAATCTCTACATTATTCTCTCGCACATGTCTAATTGTCCCGGGAGGGTCGATTGTTATATTTTTATATATAGCCTTATAGTTAATACCAGCCATTTTCGCAAGCTCAAGTATTACGTCAGAATCCTTACCTCCGCTATATGACAACTCAACCTCTTTATCTCTACATGTTGATTTTAGTAACTTTAAAGCTATATCAACTTTTATTCGTAAGCTATCTGTCATTTCTTACCTACTTCCGGCAATATATAATTCTTTGGCATCTTCATATAATTATCCAAACCCAAACCGAATAGCAGATGTTGGAGTTCGTGAATATACCGTTTTTTCATGTTAAAAATATCGGTGCGATAGTAGTTGTCCACAGGGTATATCGCTACTCCATGCTTGGCAAATTCTTCGTGTTCGTCACTCCATTTCCATCCGTTGCATATTAGTACTTCAACAGTTAAAGGGATAGGCTCCACTTCACTGTGGTCTGCAAGGTACCAGTTACATTTGCCGAAATCAGTTAAAAGGTTGTCCTCTCTCACTTCTGTAATTTGTACGACTATTGGTGAGGCTACTCCTATATATCTCACCCAATCACCGGCTATATATCTCTGTTTCATATGCTTGATATTTATTTATTCGGCAGCAAGTCATCTATGTAACACCACTTAGTGATGCTATTATACGCAACAAACTTTGCCCATTCAACATCCGAGAAGACTCCATCTATGCCAACGTCCATAGTGCCTCTATCATCGAGCCATTGGTATAGGATAACAGCATTACCTTCGGGCTTTACACTTGACTCGTGCCAAATGGCGTGCTTGAACCAATCAACGCCTCTCTTAAAAGCTATTCGTTCGACTGTATTCACCAAGCCTCCTACATTAAACATGCCGGCTGCTGCTTCTTGTATTTTCTTTTCGTCAATCATAATAGTTTTGTTTTAAAGCTATCGTAAATCTCCAAGTCGTTCCACCATTCTTCTCTGCCGAGTTCAACGTATTTGTTTTTGGGCAACTCTTGCCTTTTCGCCGTCCATACCGAGTTTTGGGGTATAAAGCTATTGAACGACTCCAACTTCTTTTCGAGTTTCATATTTATGCTGTATGCGTAAAGCGGTCGATACTCGCCATCGAAGCGGTAACAGATAACTTGATGTAATTTCTTGTCCGTTTCGCTGTAAAATACCACCTTGTAGCGATTCCCTCTGTGCAGAGCAGCGAGGGCGTGCATGAAGTCCTCGTAGCCGAAATGCGTGTTCTTCTTGCCGTTCAGCTCGTAGAAGTATTGCTTGAAGATGTCGCGTCGCATATAAAACCAGAAGTAGTCCATATCGTCGTCTGACATCTGCGGTATGCTTTTGTACACAATCTCTTTCCAGACGTGTTGACGGAGGTGTGAGCCTCCTGCGAAGCCCTCAACTGCGAATAGAAAATCGTGTCTATCTAAAGAAAGATTTATCATACTTAGAATTTTTCTCTTATTTTCTGATATTGCTTGGCAAACGTCTTTTCCGTTACCCATGCGCTGTATCGTGTGCGGTAGTAACGCTTAGGCTTGCCTGAAACAAGCCCTGTTGCGTCACGAGGAGTATTCACGCTCATGTATATCTTTGGCACGATGTCCGTTGACACATACGATGTGATATACTCATCTGCAAAAGCGATATGTCCTGTCTCGCGGAACTTGACATCTGCAAGCGAGAAATCTTTAGCCATGCTGTTATTCGGGAGATTTATCCGTACCTAAAAGGTGTTCGTTTCCCTCGTATGGGATGCACAATTTGTAAAGACTACCTACGCAAATATACGGTAAGGATTCATCATCTTCGTCGTAATTGGAAAAATAACCAGCCTTCCATACACTGTCTTCACTATCTCTTACTAACACCTTGTCGAACGGCTTGAATGGACACTTAGGTTTAACAACCTTAACAGACTCTACTTGCAACGTTTCAGGATTGTACTTGCCGCCGTAATGCTTCTCTACTGCTGCGATGAACAATGTTTTTTGTCCATCACTTGCCTTTACAAAACATTCTGTGTCGCACACTTCCTCTTCGCCAAAGGTTTGGTCTTTGTAGTAGTTGATTGTGGTATTAAACTCTGTGTAATCATCATTTGCCCAACACTCAAATACAGCGTACATTTTGCTGTTAGGGTTGTACACAATATCGCCACGCTTGAAGAACTTGTCCCAACAACGCATCTTTGAAGAAGGAAAGAGGACGCATTCACTACCCTCTATGTTAGAAAAATAACAACCGTCTTTTGTGAAAGTTCTAAACGTCTGTTCACCTCTAATATAAACAGAGATTTGATACTCTTTGTCGTTAATAGCTTCTCTAAGCTTGCATTTGCCGAACAGCGGCGAATGCAAGCTTTGTGCCTTCTGGCATATCGCGGAGTATTTCCGCAATGTTAATCTTGTCCTCCATCTTCTTGCTCCGTTTCTTTTGTGTTATACTTAGCCTCATAGGCTTCTATTGTTATTTTCATTCTGCTTGCAATATCCAACAATTCCTTGTAGTCCTCTATTATCATTTTGTATATTGAAGCTCTGCCGAGAAAGTACCAGGTACCTCCAAAACCGATGACATTGATGATTGTTAATACTATTCCTATCATTATTCGACTTTAAACATTGTTAATGTTGTAAATAGTTGTTGCTATCGGATGAAGGCTCATGCTACCAAGGCTTGCGTCGCTGTTAGTGTCATCCTTGAAGCTGTATGTGATTGTGTCACCGAAGCGCATCATCGTGACCTCAATATCCTTACCTCTGTAACGCAAGTGCTTTCGTCTTTTTATTATGAACGCTACATCTCGGATGTTCGCAGTAAAATCTTTCTTCTGTCATATTATTGTATTATTAGTTTCTTAGTATGTGCGCCTTCACCACCTTGTGAGCAGCTCGTGGCTGCGCTTTGTTAAACTCTTCGACAAACCACCGCTCGTACTCGTCGTGGAAACGTGGCTTGTGTTGTTTCTTGCCTTGGAGAGGATAAATATCTGCGATAAATTTTTCTCCGTTGTCTAATGTCAGTACGGCTTTCATAACTTACCAGTTATAAATCCAAGCTCCTTTGCTATTGCAAGGAAGTCGGAGAGCTTGTCGGGTGACACATCGGTTTTCTTGTCGCGCGAGTACACAACGCCGTCCTCAACCTTAAAGTAAGCTTTGCCGTATGTGTCAATGTAACAAATTTCGCTTTCCATATTACTCTACCTCCATGCTTATTAGGTCATTGAAATCTTCTTCCGTCTTGCAATCGTAGCAATATGTCAGCTTACCGTCAGCGTCCTTTGTGAGCATCATTATGCTGTTTGTGTCGTCCAACAAGTCGTCTAACATACCGAATCGGGAGTTAAAATCCACATTATTGCTGTTTCTAAGCCATCGAACACCCATGAGGGCGCATGATGTACGATATGCATCTTGCATACTTGTATCTTCATCGTAGCGAACGAGCACTTGATTATGTCCTCTTATGATAGACCAAGCATCGCGCAGCCTGTTAATAAATTCTTTGATTGTTTTCTTCATATCTGTTGTTACATGTTAAAGTTAATTTCCTCGGCATGAACCATTTTGAAGGACTCCACATTCTCGAAGCTCACACTATCGCCATTTACGGCTATAATATCCATTGTTTTGTCGTCAGTGTTTGGGTATATCTCGGATATTGTTTCCGCTGATATAATAGTCGGCATGGTGTCACCTCTCTCGAACACCAAAAGAAAATAAGGTTTGTTGTTTTCGTTTGCCATGTTATTGTCCTTTCTTTGTTACAATTTCCAGTACTCCAAGCAAAGTCTTTTCGCTAATTCCGTTGCCAGATGCAACGCCATCTTCCTTGATAGAATTGAGAGCTTCTTTGAGGCATGTGGCATCAGAGGTGAGTTGTTTTATGAGGACACTCATTTTCTCGTCTACATTTCTCACATCGTCACGATTGGCGTTTACCGAGGTTAGTATCTTGACGCAACACTCCTCGATATAGTCCTTTAACGTTGCTTCGTGCTCCTTCTTTATCTCCTCGACAACAGCCGACGAACAAATAGGGAATACACCAAAGTCGCACTTTATTCTGTCATTTGGTGTTTTTTCGTTTCGGATGTGCACATTGCGTAACTCCCTGTAACAACTACCTATCTTTACAAGATAAGCTCCTTCGCCATGTGGGTAATGGTCAAGAAAATAGCGTTCGTTCCCAGTAAGGGTTTCGCTTTCTTCAATTACACCCAAAATCGGTATTCTTACTTCTTGTTCCATGAGATTGTTTTCTTTTGTTTTATCAGCATACGCTTGTACGCCCTACGTTCTGCTCGCGTCATGCCGTCTTTCTTGATTTCGTAGGCTTCTTTATCCATTGCTTTCATAGATTAAAGTTCATTATATTCGTTGTATTTCGCAGAGTTTCCGTGAAGAAACCCGATTGTATAGCCTAACGAACCCACCATGAAGGCGACGTAGGCTACGAGTAGTATTATTCCAATTGTTGTCATAAAGTGCATAATTTCAAATCTTAGTTTTTCAATATTAAATATATACCATATTATAGTACGACGTATTTGTTGGCGTATATTTTATATATCCAGTTACGATAACTATAGGTATAGTTTGTAAGTATGTCTTCTGTGTATTTTGCAAACATGCTAAATCTTTTGGCGATATTGCGCATTTTCTTTACGATACCATAATTCGCTGCGAATTTTACTATTTGCATTGATTTAAAGATAGACATACCTATTTTTGCCGCCATATATTTGTATGAAATACCTCTGTCTATAAATCTTCTGCCATAACCAAAACGATTACAAGTTTTCACCGCTTCCGTATATTCTTTCTTAGAATGTGGGTTGCGCTTCTGCTGAATCATTTGTTCGGCAAAGTTTTTTCGACGCTGTATTTGTACAAGCAACATTGCGACTAAAACATTTTCTAAATTCTTGATTTCTTGTGCATAGGCATTCTTTTTTAAGTTTACATCAGGTTTAAATTCAACACTCGGCAGGACAACGTTGCGGTGAGCGGTATGACTGTGCAACGATTTAAAAACGAGGTGCTTTTTATTAATGCCCGTTTCTTCAATCAAGCCCATGCTGCGCAAAGTAGCCAATCTTGCCTTTATAGCGTTCACGCTTACGCCTGTTATATCATGTAATTTGTTAATATTCCAATTCTTAATGATAGAATTGCGAGAGTGCGCTTTTACAAACAGAGAAAACGCTATCGCCTTTCTTAAATCGGAATTGCGATACATTTGATTTATTATATATCTCTTTACTTTCATGCTTGTAAAAACAAAAGCGACAAGGTTGTGTACTTACCTCACCGCTTCGTATTTAATGCGTTTATAAAAACGCGCCTAAATCCTTGTTCGACACTTCACGATGTACACGGGTCGTTAAGTGGTGCTGTAGCAATACTTTATTGCTTTTGCACGCCACAAAATTAATAAAATATTCTCAATCTTAATAATTTTCTATTAATTATTTATAATATTTTAAGAATTTGTATTAATTTTCTATTAGTTTTTACTAACTTTGAGGCGATAATTATTTAATTTATTGCTTATGATGTATTCACAAACAGAACAGTACCTTTGGGCTGACCGCATTTTGAATGCCGTTTGTGCGGTTGGTGGCATAACTTTTATGCAACTGGTGTCAGAGATTAAAACGGCAAAAACCAACGAGCTTCGCGGCTTGTACTGTCTTATAACAAGAGATTATAACATCCATCCAGAGCGTGCTGCACGGCTTATTTCTCGCACAAGGCAGAATGTCATCAATCAGACGCGCAAATACTGGCAGTACATGCAAGCTAAAGACAAAACTATTGTGAGCTTATACAACAAAATCAAGGACTACCTAAAACAATACGACAATGAGAAGAGATTATGATGTAACAATTCCTGATATGTTGTTTCCGACGGACAACGAACTGGAGATACCTATGCTTGACATCGACATGCAGGCACAAGAATGTCAGATACCATTCCTCTGCTTCGGCGAGCAGAAACGCACGTACAACATGAATGGGCAAGGAACGCTGCATTTCTATACCGACGACTATCGCTTTACATCTGTGTACGAACACCCCGAAAAGATATTCAAGCAGCACCGTCCTGCGAATATCGTAGAGCCAAACTTCTCGCTTTACAACGAAACGCCAATATCCTTTGGTATGCAAGCTCTCTACAAAAAGCGATGGATTGCTCGCGCGATGCAGTCCCAAGGCATCGGGGTATTCGTCGACCTTAACGTAGCGCAGAAATGGTATCAACTAAACATGCTTGGCGTTCCACGCGGTTGGCGAGCTTTTGCGACTCGCGGTTATTCGGACAGACTAAACAATCTCGCGTTTGAATTGTCAATCGCCAAAGACTGGGCGCTCGGCAAGACCCCTTTGTTTGTGATATACGGCGGTGGCAACGAGTGCCGGCGGTTCGCCCAAGAGAACGGGTGCGTATATATCAACCCTGTCGTTACGACAAAAAAGAAGCTTGAAGCCGTAAAAAAGATACAGGAAGGCGTTGCGTTCTTCAACGAGGAGTTTTCTTTGAAGAAGGAGCTGGAAAAGCTCACGCCGTTTACGCATCAGATAGAAGATTATTCCAAGATGAATAAACAAATCGGAGAAAACAAAGAAAGTTTATCCGAGAACGAATAGGATTTGTGTTCATATTAACAAAAGCAGTACCTTTGCTTGAAACATAAGCAATAGGTTAAGTTTAGGGAGGCTGGCTCGTGAGAGTCGGTCTTTTATTATATATATTATTGTAGTGAACCTGCAAAAGGTTTAAAATGTCTTAAATACTAAATTTTCCTATTAATAATTTTGTTGTCTATTAACAATTTATTAATTTTGTGGTGCTAAAATTAATAGCTTAATAAAAGGAGATACAACAATGTTTGAATTATCACAAAACAAAATCAAATTCGAGCTTACAAAAAGAGAGCTCAGAAAGCTCAACACGCTCAAGAACAAGGTAGCGAAGCTTAACAACGACCTTAGAGAGTATTTTGATACTTGCGGTGAAATGTCGCTGCCCGACATCGAGTGTACCTGCATAGGTTACAGCCCAATGGGTCTTGTAGACACGCAGGACATCAAAGACGAGGATGGTAACGTGTTTGGCTTTCGCGCCTACGTTGACGACCTTGAAACAGCGGTTGTCTATGTTGAGGAGGAAGGCGAGATATTTCTTAGCGGTTTGGAAGAACTCGAGGATGATATTAAATATCAGCGTCGCAGACTTAACAAAGCTTGGAGGGTATTCAAAGCCGAAAATCCTGACGCAGAACTTGAACGTGACGACGACGAGGATTAA